TTCCGCGATAGCTTTGGGCATAAGTAGTGTTCGACAAGATTGCTTGTTGTACTAATTACATACATGCCGTTCAAAGACTATCGTTCTCTTGATCCCTAACTAGGGAGAGAAACCTTCCGGTGGTTGCAAAATATAATCGACTAGTACGTTTGTTTGTTGTATTTAGAGGCATACTTACAACCTCAAAGAGTGTACGTTGATTATAACCCGCGGCCGGGTAAGGGTTGGGACTTTACAAAAGAAATAGCGTATCTGAATCGCTCTTTTCATCATTCTTTGTCTGCTTGTATGAAATTTTAGTTTCATCAAGTGTTCATCGGTGATGTCAAGCGACGGTAATACAAAACTTCGGCAAAGTTAAGACTGGGCATTTCAGCCCCAGAATGCCACCCATCTGTTCGTAAGAACAAACTGAAGTCTAAAACCTTGAGTTCGTATATGGCACAGACACGCCATGTGAGATTGTTAAATATTAATTAGATACAATCATTTCTAATTAAGCTAAAGCTTCGACCGCACGAGAGTATGTTTGAGGAGAATGCTCATGAGCGTGACGCAAAATGTGAGACTTAAATTTGTCCAAAGTCTTTTTATACATTACGTGACGTTCTTCAAGTTCTTCATGTGTTATTCTCTCATAACTCATCTTTTCTGAAGGCGTGCGCTCGATTTCCTGCCATTGCCCGTTTATAGCTGAAACAGGCAAGCACCATTTATTCTTCCCTGCGAATGAATATTCGACGACATTTTCCATGTTAAGGAAATATAGTGCCGTTGACCAATCTACCATTGGGATGTGAGACCATTTATAATGATTGAATATTCTGTCCAACCATTCATAATCTTCACCCAATGATCTCCCTTGGAGTTTTCTTGTATAGAATGATTGCCACTGAATTTGTCTTATGCCTTGAATTGAGAAGGCATGAATCATGGTGACACTCTTCTGTACTTGTAAGGAAGAAAGCTTATTGGTATTCAAACGCATGAAAGGTAAAAGGGGATTGACCGGCATGGATATTGGAGTTAGTTGCGGAACAGAGAAATGTTTCGCCACAACCTCATGCACGAAAAGATTTGGGCTAGGATATTGAATCACCTTTCGCCCAGTTCCAGCACTCTCAGGTTGGAAAACAACACCTGCTTCCAAACGACCGACACGACCTATCCTCTGTTGATTTATGTCTTTTGTTGTCCATGGTAAAGGCGTCACAAGTCGTCCTTTGTCAAAGACAACGTCCAGACCAGAATCAATACACATTTTAGGAGGAGGTTTAATGTCTAGTCCTGTTTGGACGTACGGTGTGGCAACTATCCACCCATCTTCCGGCACTTTATTCTCCCTAGCAGTTAATGGAGTAACTTTACCTACTTTCAGATATGTAAGTGAAGCACAAACTTTTGGCACCATTTTAAGCGTCGGGACAATAACCAAAACTCTATTAGCCTTATCAGGATGTCTGTTGATTGCCTCTAAACAGATATCAGATATAGCCATAGAGTCAGGGACTTTATACACCGTTATGGGAAATCTCCTTTCAATAGCGGGAGCTAGATAAGTTGAGCCTTTGAGTGATGGGATATTTATCGGCGTGGCCGATAAAAGGAATTTCGGAGCTTTGACTGTATTAATTGATAGTATCATTTCACCTTGTTCCTCATGGAACTCGTCAAATAATACTATGTCATTTACTGGATCAATATCATTAATCCTTGACTGCAAATGACCATATGTCAATACATAAATGTCAGTGCTCCGGGAAATATTCACCCCTCGTTGCAATCGTTGTATTGGAATTCCGAAAGGAATTGATGCTTGATTTCTAAGAATGCGACGAGGTTCCACTAACCAGATCTTCCTGACTCGTTTGCGCCCCCTTGCTGCCCATAAGGCCGCGATGAACATTGATGATTTACCCGTTGAAGTCTTAGCAGCAACATATGCTGCTTTAGTTGGGCTCCTCCGAACTTCATCAATATAATCATCTGCGTAAGAGGACCAGGGGTTATTAATATGGTTGTTTTTACTCTCAACCTGTTTCAATGATTGACCGACGTACCACGTCTTCCCGATCATTTCCAACAGGGGAGGGAGTAAATCCAGTAACAAAATTGGACCGATCATAAAATAACCAGCAAGATCAGGAAGAAAATCAACACAGAAAACACAAAATTGTTTTGTGACAAGGTAAGGATCTCTTGGCATGATTCGGGATATTTCTCTCGAACTTTTACCTGTTGAGTGCCAATACAATGTATTAAGGATACCATACACTTTGTTCAATCCAATGAATGACCATAGGAACAACTTGTATGCTATACCGATGAGTGGTAATTGTAAAATAAACCATTCAACGGTGCTTGTCATCATGTAAAAGGCACTAATGAAGAAAACCAAACCTTGTATTTTGTACATTTCCTCGGATTCGACAGATTCTTTGAATTCTTTTTGTTGCATGCATTCCCAAAAATGGTAAGGGTCACATGCACCGCCATAAGGAGATTCTTGAATCTTTGTTGAGAAGTCACCGAAAGTTATTTCAGTATCAGTGGATTCTTCGAGAAGTTTCATGTACACAAACTTTTCAACAATTTTATTTTTCGTATAGAAAGGTTGTTCTGCGTACAGCATGTCAATTCCGGGTTGAAATTTCTTCGACCATTCATCCGGTATTGCATTTGTGGCATTAAACAACCAATCTACTCCTTCGCGTGCTATTTGATCATAGCCACGCCACCCTTTTTCAAGTTTGCGCAAGAATTTAGCATGTGCGTCCGGCTCAATTTTCTTGACGTCCATATGGACATCAATAACTTTGTAATAAGTCGGGAACATGTTACCTTTGAGCCACAACAAAAACGCTTTCTGTCTAGGAGAAAGAATTTGTTGGCCTGCTCTTGGGTCAATTTGTTTAACTTCTTGCAACCCGAATTGTCCATTTCGCAAGGCATATTTCCGGTGGATCTTATGCATTGCGAGTAAATGATTCACGTCATCACAATATTCAAGACCGAATTGTTCATAGAGGTCTGGAACAAACGCAGTGTTGTAAGCATGACCTGCACCTCGTTCAACACTAGTGTATCGCCATTTGTCTCGTTGACCTTGGTAATACCTGAATGCTGTTCTTCGATGCAGAATTGCTTTTGGATTTTGGACGACGATGAATCGAGGATTATTCAAGGCATCAACATTTTGAGCAACAGGGAGTCCTCTCTGTTTGTTCGAATTATTGATTGCCCTCAATTTCTGGGTGCGCCACAATTTTAAAGCTTCACTGTCTTCCTTCGTTGGGGGTCGGACAAATTTAGAAAGGTATTCCACTTGTGTGATATCTTTAGTGGTATCCATTTCCAAATTAATTCCGTACTCAGCACAGTGATACTTAAATGTCTCAAGATCTTTAATTTGATTAAGACCATGAGTGCCGCCAGATTGCCAGATCGTGTCATCGGATGTATTTGCAATATCATTGTATTTGAAGAAATCACGCGGCTTTTGACCTGTTGTTTTGCACCATGCTGCAATAACACCAGCTTTAAAAGCATGCGTGTTGACATTGGAAGTATCAGATCCACCGGTGCTGCCACCTCTGTTTTTGGGGTGAATGTTTGATAAAAGTCTATAGTTCGATATCCCAATTCTTCGAACATCCTCTATCATACCTTCGTAATCCCCAAACTCATAAGTGAAAGTTTGGTTTCTGTGAAACTTTTGTGCCACATCCTTTGTGTCCCCAAATTCATAAATCCCCATCCAATTAGCGTTTTCAGGCCTGAGTTTAGGATCCCATGTTAAAATGGTCTTGTTCTCAGGGAGTTCAAGTTTGGCGACATATTTCAATTGTTGATTATATGTCATCTTGTTGAACTTTGTATAATCTATTAATTCAGCTAATGGAATGACGTTTTTAAGATTTTTGGATTCTACGACCTTTCGTTGTTCCTTGTCCGGAATTGCAATACACAGGTTGTTGTGTTCCTTTTCGGTGATGCCAATAATCCAGGCATTTTGTCTCGCTTGGTAACTAGCGCGCACAATGCTGGAAAGATTTTTGCCATTACCGGAAGGATGGTCCTTAAAACCAAGATCCCACAAACAACCACCAACTTCGAACAAAAATGGTTTGCAGATGGAGTCAAAAGCGGAAGCATCTAGAATGATATATCTTCCGCCCCTTTCTTTCTGCAAATTTGCCATCCGACTGTAAATCCTTTCCATACTTTGATTTAGCGGCATCCCTATGCCTGCTCCGTAAGTATCCCAATTTATGCGTTTATTTCGCTCAATTTGGACACATTGGTCAATGTAATAAGAAAAGAGGTCTTGACTAACTACAGTTCGGACATCTTTATTGGTACCTCCTTTTTCGAAAGGGAGGCATTTCTTAACATCAACGACTTGGGATTTAACAAAAGCATGATAAAACTGGACATCATAAACACCAGATTCCATCTTGCTGATCGCTCGTCGTTGCATTACTTTGTCATAACCAGCATCGAACATCGCTTGTCGTGACTTGAAACCTCCCTCTTTGATAAAAGGAGTACCAGGAGAGTATTTCTTCTTAATGTAGTTATGCACCGCTTTTGGCGGTAACACATCTGCATTTTCGAAGACAGAAGGATATTGCTCAAATAGTGCTTCAGCTATTTCCCTAGCAAATGCTCTATCATCGGAAGTCAACACAGGATATTTAGGTTCATACCTTCGCTGACTTTTGGCGATGAGTTGAGGTTGTTTTTCCGCTAGGAAAACACCATCAGCACCTTGGGTTGTTCCTTGTTTTAAGTACGAACTAATCCTTTCGTCGTAATCTTTATCAGTTACATACTCACCCTCTTTAAAACCGAGCAAATCGGCTTCACCCTTTGTCATTAGAGGTTTGGAGTACCCAATTGGTCGTCTTTGAGGACCACCAATATTTGAACGTTTTACAGCACCGTATCGCTTAGCCAAATCTTTTGCTTCATCAGTCAACCTTTTAAAATCTTCTTCAAAAGAGGTTCTACCGATGTATTCACTATAAGCAATATTTGCGGCTAAACGTGCTTTGGCCCCTAACATGCCGGTACGGTGCAAACCAGTTAGGCCCCAGGCGGTTTTGACTCTCTTAGAAGCTTCAAGTCCCCAGACAAAGTCAATAAGGTTACAACCTTCAGTGAAGATTTTATAGAACAAATCTTTTGATTGTTGTAAACCTATTGACATAAGATAACTCAAAGCTTCTAACACTGGGAAAATGAACTCATAGATGTGACCACCAATAACCTTTAACCATGCAATCAACGACGATGTGAAATGTGTTGACGATATGAATGAAATGGCGTGGTGTAAGTTGTCGACAATCTGAGCCCAAGTATATTTGACGTAAGGTGGCAAAGGGCCTATTTCTAATAACTGATCTTCAGAAATAGGTATCTTTTCAATTTCCCTAAGTAACGTCCTTTCCGTTGCCTCTTCGAAATCTGATTGGTCCATTGTTTTACAACCGGTAGACATGAAAGAATTTTGAATATTAGCTAATTCTTCAAGTAAACCATCGAAAACTTTAGGATCTTTCAGATCGATTTCAGCAGGCGTTTTAGGTTTCTCTCCCTTGAGAAAATGTTCAGCTTCACCATCGGCTACATCTTCAAGTTCGAAGGGAATGTCTTCTACTCCAGCAGCGAAACCTAACTGCTGGTACAATCGGGAACCACGGTAATTGACAGGGTTTCCAAGTAAACCAAATAGTTTTTCTACGAATTCGGGGGGGGCCATTGAAACCCACACCATAGCGGCGACGACACTCATAACAATTGTCCAGATAAACGATCTCTTATGAATCGTCTGTAAGACTAACGTTACGCAGTTGTGATCGCTACCGTATGGTAAAGGCTTAGCACTTTTGACCATACTGCGCAAATGTGCAGTATTAAAGAAAACGGGAAATTGTTTCGCGCCTTCTTTAAATTCTCGTTTGGTCAACACAAATTTAAAATTTTCCCTCATTCCTTGCTTGTTCTTAGACATGAACAAACCTTCGTAGTGTTCTTCACGGCTCTCATCGTATATTGACCAGTGCCCGAGAGGAAAGGGGAAAGTTATCCCTTTCCTGGTCACAGGTTCAAACACTAACTTGCATCTTGACCTTGATGATGCAACCAGATCTTGGGCCATTCTAGGCCAAAAATGGTTGAACATAAAGTATAGCAAAAAAACCCCAGAAAAGTACCCATTTGATGAGATACAAAACACGGGGTATTGCCAAACTATCGATCCGGCCAATTGACAAGCTGTAGATAATGATTCTGCCGTTAGTAACAATTTCCAAATGGTTGTTGAAACAGAAAAGAAAATCATTAATAATGCTATCCAATGTTTCCTTGTAAAAGAAAACAATGCGTAAAGTTTCACAGCATCATAGATTAACTTCATTATGAAATGATACTTGAAAGACCACCAATATTGTACGATCCAACAAAACTTAATAAACGCTGGAGCTTCAATATTGAAGTTTCTCGCAATTAACCAACCCATGAATGGACCTACGCTAGGTTTATGGAAATCTTTAGGTGTGGGAAGGGTATGGTAAATGCGGTCCAAGTTTTTATCATGCACGACAGGCTGGGCTCCATTAGCAATTGCTGTCTGGACGGTCCCTGCACCTCCGTGCATATGAATCGTTTCATAATCTTTGAAGGCAGTGGCATGATCAGTGTCAGTTATCTTAGGATATTTATTTCTAATTTCCAAAGGTATGACACTCTCACTAGCACTACCATGAAGCCAACCAACTTTCTTTAATCCCGTTTGCTTTCCTTGACTTAGTAATTTTCTTCCATTAGTCGATCTTGGAAGATTGCAGTCAGATAAAGCACCGATAGACCATACCGGGTGGTGGACTTGTGCCAACCGTTCAGCAAGTTCGACAATAGGATAATTCCAGAATTTGACAGAGTAACCTTCTGCAATGTATTTTATCCTTTTAATCCATTTAGAGGATGGATTTAAACGATAAGTGATACCTTTCGAAAAGTCTACGTCACAATGTGGGACCATCACCTGTTTGTAACCAAGTTCACCAACAGACGATAGATCCACGTATTCTGGAACTAGTTTAGTCAAATCTCCATGTTTCAGTGTTTCCAAATCTTTGACGTTAAATGATTTGTAATCTTTGACATGGACTTTAACATTGTAACTTGAAGCCAAATTTGCGTAATAATGCAACGGTATTTTGTCACCATGTGTCCCCATTGTAGCAATTAAAAGAGCATTTCCAGGATCTTCGTCATCCGGGAAATCCTCATCAGAGAAGGTGACAGTAGAAGATGCAGGTACATCGGGGTACATATAACTGCGCCAGATGTAAACGAATGACATGATGAAATAATAGATTCGGAGATAAACATAAGTTAGATAAGTGCAATGACAGCTTTTACCTCCAAATTCTCCTTCAGGATCACAGATAAAAGAGTCATAACACCTGTGAAATGTGTCCTTATACCTGGAAGTTTTGATCAATGATTCTTCCCAAGCAATCTTAGAATAATCCGTGTCAATTCTACCACCAAGAACATCCTTATTATTCATCATTTCGACTACCTTAGATGCAGACACAGTCCCACCTTCCTCAATGTGAAGGATGTTCCCATCCCTTGTGACAGAGAAAGACCTAGAAGAATAACCTACTTGACTGGCGATCCTGAGAATTTGTTTCTTTGATGCACAGGGTGTGATACGAAAGAATTCGTCCGTGATTGTTGGGTTATCAGGGAATAATTTATGCCAACAATGAGAAACGGAAACCTTGGCATGATCGGGAGGGAGGTCGTCCAACACGGTCTTGGTCGACAATATGCCATTTTCCGCATTATATTCATCCCGAAAGTCTGGATCTCTCGCATACAAATACTCAAAAGAATCGCCAATAGTGTGATTATTTAGTTTCAATCTTTCAATCTCATCACTGTAACCTTTCTTCCGCATGAAAGTAGCTAGCATCTCATTGCATGTCAAAGACTGATATGAGAGCTCGTCTTTCTTTAGATTCTTGGCAACAATCGTCAGTTTGACATTGAGAGAAAGTAACGAATCACCAATCCAGGCATATTCTTCAAATTGGTCTCGATTCAAACCGGTCGGAAGTTGCTTACTATGTCCGCCGTGGACGACGGGTACCCCGTCTATCGCCCACCATAACCTTCCATTAACTTTTTCCACTGGATCACTTGAAATATGAAAAGTGATTTCTTTTTGCACGGGACGGATATTGATGCAAAATCCTTGTCCATCAAGTGGACAATTATACATAGACTTTACATAATGTGCAAGTGCCGAAACAAAAGATGAATTAACTGGGTAATTAGCATCCGATGTTTGGAAGAACTTGTTAATCATATTTAATGTGAGTGACAACTTATTCCTTGAAAATGTTGAATTGCTCACTCTTAGTCGATCCAAAGAGTTTTGCAAGTCCATGAGTCCTTGCCAAGATAAAACCCCGGGCGGGGCAGATTTCCAATCCTTGTCTCTAGGCAAATGACCTACCAACACATGCTGTTGGTAATATTTGTTGAGAAAGGATTCAGTGACCACTTCAATCTTAGATATTGACATGTGGCCATTATCATCACCAAAACTTTTCTTAAATGCTTCCCACCTTTCGGAAGCGTCGTCGACAGTAGTGGAGATGAACTCACGAACAGATGATCTTGACCGAGATCTACCCCTTTCTTTGCCCTTAGAACTTTCTCCGGGTCCTGGATTTAATTCTATATCTGATTGTTCTGGGCCTCTAGCTAATTCAAACTGATCTGCCAGAGTTTTAGGGTCGACAGGTGTTGGTCCAGTGACAACAAACCGTTCGTCTAAGGGTGAGCCTCCATCTGAAAACACAATAGATTGTCTATTTGTTATCATGGAAATGGAGCCGGATACCCTTTTATCTCTATTCCTTCTCCACAAATCACGTGGAGTAGGATGTTCGACGATAAAGATATCGTCAGATGAGTTTGACCTTGTTGAACTCTTATTTTCTTCAGAACCCTCAGGTCCTGGATTAACTTCTATGTCGGCCTTGGTTGAATCGCGAGCCAATTCGTGCTGGTTCAAAACCCGCCCTTTTGGATAATTAAATCGTGACTCAATTTCGGTTCTAGGATCCTTGAACTCTCTTTCTTTTCTTAGCTTGAGAGCACGTGGACCTATTTCCTTCATTACCGCTGGCATAGAAGGTCCAAACTTTTGCCTAGGAGGCGGGAAATCGTAAAGATTAAATTTCGTAGCAGGATTGACAATCAATGATTCCTTCTTGAAATCTAATCTTTTCCCATTATCCCGAGCGGCATCTCTGTTCATAAACCTAAGAGCTTCTTCAGATACCCTGAATTGCCAATCGTCTTGGAAGTGATGACGAAATTCAGCTCTGCGGGCAATCCCTTCAGGCCCTTCAACAGATAAATATCTATCCCCATCGACCATCTTTATTTTCTCATTTAATGGCGATGGGGGCGGAGGTGGCGGAGGCAAAGAAATATCTTGTTTTACCGGTTTGGCAGGAACATTAACTGGTATTTCAATGAAGATAGGTTTTTCAACAATCTTGACCTTATTATTGACGACTTTATCTGAAAGTGATTCAACTTCAACGTCAGGCATCATCGGGTCATTGATATAGTTAGAGAAAAACTTGTGTGCACCGTCTAAAGTGTATCCCAATGACCGAGCGATGGCAAATCGCCATTTCTCATCATTTTTTTTCCTATAAAACACTTTAGCCAGCCCTTTTGGTGTGAAGACAAGATTTTCTTCCTTCCAGAAACGCTTGTGTTGTCTGACGGTGATAAAACCGTCAGTTGTCGATTCTGGATCCAACCTCGAAAAATCCATGCCTCGAGAGAAGACTGCACAACCTTGCAATTTTGCACAAACTCTAAAACCAAGTAATTGTTGAGGAAACCAAGGTTGAGTGCAAGGTATACTGCACGTAGCAACTTTTAAAGCTTCTTTCGCAACTCTAGTTTTTGTTTTCTGTGCATCTCGAAGCATTTTCTTGGCAACGATCCTCCACCATTTATTCGCAATGTTTTTCTTTGCATCCGAACAATGATAATAGAATACGGAGTCAAGGTACCAATACAAACCAGCAGGGTTTTCATCGTCAGTTTTTCTTTGTTTCACCTGGACGGAATTGGTGAACCTAGAGATGTTGATCTCAAATCTTTGAGACGATGGACAACCATAGTTTGATTTGTATGCCATTGCTAGCCCAAAAATGATTGTTGGGGTAACCGAAAGCCATTCGATCGTCAAAAGGTGATTCAATCTCTTGACTATTTCGGCCTGATCAATCTCAACATTTGCGGGCTTTCTCTTCAACGCGTCAAGCACTCTTTGATTATCATCAATAAATTGGCTAGAAATTGATGATGATGATGCACGGCGTTGATGGAGTTCGAACCTTCTTGTTCCTGGTGACATTGGTTCAGGTGTCACCGGAGAATTACAGCTCCATCGCTGATTGCTTTCACCCATATGTAAAAACTCTTCATTATTTACACAAAGCGAGCAACCAGGAAATTCAGATTCCAGAACAGAAAACAATTTTGTCCCCAAGTCAAAATTTACAATAAAACCAGATTTAGGACAGTCGTAACGTTCAGATATCCAAAATGAAACAGCGAGAAAATTTTCCAGTTCATAACCGGACCGAATACCAAGTTTTTCGAAAAACAAATTTTCGAGACCAAAAACGCTTTCAGGTGAAGACCGGGTCAACACCCCGGATCGGCAAGCCAAAAGCATCCTACCATTTTGTCTCCTATAAGAAAATTTTCTTCTCGGGAAACTCTTCAAGAAAAGTTTCTTACGGAGACAAGCCGTAGACCAGGTAACAAAAGCCATGTTCTTTGTCTTAGGTGCTGTCTTCCTAACCCGTTTTGGCGCTTCACCGAAAACGAACGCAGAATCAGGACCATCGACAGTGGGGGGAAGAACAGAAAACATAGAATCACGGCCAACAATGACAGGAGCAACTAATTTGCTCTGTGCTCGCTTGACCTTACGAGCTACAACTTGCCTAGAAAACCTTTCGAACAACCAGGCCCATTTTGCCTTACGTCGTTCGACAGGGTCACGGTAAGTTTTGTCTTCAACCGGGACTAAAGAACCAATAGGAAGACCGAAAAGAGTGTCAATAGTAAACTGATTAACAGTGTCATCGTAAATGACGCCGCCATCTGAAATCTTAAGAGTTTCCATTGTCGAAATGCTATGCTCAAATGTCTCAGGTTTCATACCCCAAGACACAGCCATGCCGCGTGGGCGGATGGGAAGATTTACGACATCTTCAAAACGCGATGAAAAGGTAGAATTACCCCTAATTTGCCCGTACTCAAGACCGATTTTATCCTCATTGTTGAGTTTGCCCTCGGACTTAAGTAACTGGACATGACTGACCAGATGTCTGGTCGACAAGGGAATCTTACCTTTAATCTCCTTGACCCTTGTTAGATGCCAATATCCATCCACGACTGGAACAAGCTCATGAGCCGTTCCGGTATGTAGACCGAATTGCATCCAGACCTTGATCACATCAGAGAAAACAGGACAAGGACCAAAAGCTTGAGCCACAATTTTCTTGAACTCTGGTCTTACGACCTCAAGATAACAGTAACCCTTACCAAAATCTTTCTGGACAAAAGAAGATTGGGAACCCCAGTCTTCAATTGTTTTCTTTCGCATTTCGAAATGGGCATATCCCAGAGGAAATTGACCATTTCGAACACCGTTCCGGAAAGATTCAACCTTTTGACGAGAGGACTCGTCGAGAGAGCAAGCGTGATGAAGATCATTCATCGCGCACCAGATGGGGCCAAATGCACCTGGCTGTTTTAAGGCACAACCTATCTTCGCATTGGCGATCGAAGAATCAAAGCCTTTATGAATCTCACATTTACAAGCCATGTGGATTTATAACCTCCCTACCAAAGATTGACTTGAAGTGGTACACATTCGAAAGCGTCTTTGGGTCGATGGTTTAAGCCTATGGTTTTGAAGGTCTTAAATTTATAATAAAGGTCTTCCGAGACAGAATCTGTTCGTAGGTACTTCCTTACAACAGATATAGACCAAGCCTCTAATTGACACACGGTCACGGCCATCAGTGTCATCACGAGTACCAACACGCATAGTAGTTTAAACTCTTCGGAGTAAAGAATGTACAGTGCCGTAGCACTACGTGGTAGGCGAACCACAAATTAACAACCTGAAGTAGGTCACAGCTACACAAAAGTAGCTACGGTTTCAAACGAAACCACGATCCAAAAGATCACGGAAGATAACTTCCACGCCCACGAGAAGGGCACGAGTTAAAAGAAATAACCGCTTGCAGCGAGTAGCACATCACTACCGCAAATGCAAACCACTGAAAGCGTGGTAACTCACTCCTTAGGACCCAGACGGGTTCACCTGTAAGGATTTCAAC